GTAATACTTGCAACACTATCTCCTTCAAGAGTTGCAAAAGCAGTACATGTCTCACCACTAGGACCAGTAGGAGCATCAACAGTTACAGTAGGAGTAGCACTATATCCAGCACCACCAGATGTAACTGTTATGGTAGTTACTTCTTTATAAAGTTCATCAAAGTAAACTAACTGTCCATCATAAGGTCTATCTACATCAATCTTTGCAGTACCACCAGACACATAACCATGTGAAACAGTAGAAATACCAACATTAACTACAAATTTTCTAACTGAAGGAATTGCATCTACATCAAAGATAAATGGTGTTTGATATGGATATGTTTTATTTCCATAAGCACATGACATTTGAATACCAGAAAGTGTAACTCCCATTCCTACTTGGAAATTATGGTTTGTAGTTGTTGTTACTGTTGCTACACCACTTAAATGATCATACTGGAAATTGGATATATTTAAAGTAGGTGTACTTACATTTACATTGATATTTGGTTGAGATATTGCAGCAGTAGCAGATGTTTCACCTGTATACTGTAAATCACTTACTCCTCTTGCAACTAAACCATAACTACCAAAACTACAGTTACTATTTGCTATATCTGCTTGACCACCTTTATCTACAGTAACTGCTTCATTAGTACAAATAGTGAATAATGAAACTAACTGAGCAAATCCTCCGTTAGTAACAGCAACACCAACTCCACCTTGGTTATACTGAGTAAAGGCATCTACATTCATTGCTTTCAATGATCTTGCTTGATCACCATCAATATAAAGTCCAGTTCCTGTTGTAGTATCACTCGTACAGTTTTGAATGTATGGACCTTTCCATTTACCACCACCTACATTTTCTGCTATCTCATCAGTAGGGAAAGAAACCGCAGCAGCAGGGTGTAAATGCTCCTTGAAGGTCATGTTTGCTAACTTAACACCCTTTCTTACATGGAATATATTATTAGTCTTTGTAGCACCACTTACATTGACTGCTCTTTGATCATCACCAACAACTGATACAAATGCAGGAACTTCAATTGGATTTGCTTCCTCATAACTTCCAGATAATACCTTAACTGTTGTTCCTGATTGTGCAACGCCAACAGCTGATTTAATTGTTAAAAATGCATTATCAATTGATGTACCATTATTATTATCATTGCCATCTTTAGCAACATATAAGACATTAGGTGCAGAGTTAATACCAGATGCAGTGCCACTAATACTTACACCAGCACCAATGAAAATAGTTGAATTAGTAACTGTAACAACACCAACATTAATTTCATTATTATCACCATCAATAGTAATTGAAGCAGTACCAATAGTTAATATACCAGTAATTCTTGCGTCACCTTCTACTAATAATGCAGTAGTAGCAGTTCCTGTTTGTACTTCTAATCCACTTCTAAAGGTACTGAGACCTAGAGAATCTACATGCTGTACATCATCATATGTTATTGTTCCTGCAACATTTACATTTCCAGTTGCCTCAATATCTCCCTCAACAAATAGTTTAACATCAGCTTTAGCAGTAGTACCAATACCTACATTCTTAGATGTACTAACACCAACAGAATCTGAACCCCAAGTACCAGCACCACCGACATTACCTGCCTTTGCTACCCACTTAGAATTTGATGTACTGTATTGAATAATATAATTATCTGCTATACCACCACTTACATCAACATCTTCTAAATCATCAAGACGAACAGCACCACCACCTCCAAGAGTTGCTAGTTGTTGCTGAACTCTATTAACAAATAAACGATAATGCTCTGCTAACTTATCAAAAGTTACATACTTCTGACCTATCGGAGTAAGAGGATCTGAGTTATCTACATCAGGAGGTATATTTAAAAGACCTTCTGTAAGAACTTGTTTTTCGTCAAATTTCTCAAGAACTTCCTCTAAATGCCTTACTTTACTTGTAAGTTCCTTACTCTTTTGCTCAATCTTATCTACTTGAAGTTTTTCTAATACTGTTTCAAATTCCCTTCTTATACCTTCAATATGCTTTTCATTTACAACAAAATCAATCTTTATTCCTTTTAACTTATCATCTAAATCCTTCTGAAATTCACCTACATTTGATTTTAAATCATCATAATATTTTGTAGTACTAGTATCTAAATTTTCCTGCAACTCGCAGATATTACCTTCTAAATTCTCTTCTAATTTTTCAATCTTTTCGGAGAAAGCATCTAAAGTACTAGAATACTCTTGAAGTTTTCTATCTTCATTAATCTCTCTATTCTTAAAATCTCTCTTAAAGATATCGGATAGTTGCTTTGATTCTTCTACCAGATTTTCAATCTTTACAATCTTCTCTGCTAGAATATTATTAACAGAAGTATCCTTATCTTTAACCTGTTCATGAATTGATGTAAGACCAATATCAACTACTGATATCTTTTCATCTAAGGTAACAATATCATTTGCTAATGCTTTAAATAACTTGTTTATTCCTTTCTCAGTATTTGCTCTAGATTCCTCAATCCCTTTTATATTCTCTTCTACTGCTTCAATATCCTTCTTACAACCTTTCTTAGTAGACTTTAATTTTCCTTCTACTAATTCCTCACTTTCACTAATTCTATCTTCTACCTTTAATTCTGTTTCAGCAAAAAACTTCTGATACTGTGGAAGTTCTTCTTCTAGTAATGCCTTTACTTTTTCACCAATACCCTTAACATCTTCCTTAATTGAAGAAAGACTTTTCTCATTTACACCTTCAATACCTTCAGTTATTGTAGCAATCTCTTTGTAAATATCTTGTCCAAAATCTTTAAAAGATTCTGCTACACTCTCTTTAAAACTTCCAAATCTATTATCAACTCTAGTCTCAGAATCGACAATTAACTTTTTATATGCAGGTACTTCTTCACCCAAAAATTGTGATACACTATTAGATAATGAATCAAATCCCTGATTTATTTCTAATAAAGTATTTGAATTAACTGTTTTTACTTTATCTTGAACATTTCTTATTGACTCTTCTACAAACAATAGATGAGCCATCATGGCATCATCTAAATCTTTTCTATCAATTAAATCTGTAATACTTTCTCTTATCTCTTCTACTGAAGATGATAAAGTTTCTACCTTTTCAACATTAGACTTAAATGTACCAAAGGTTTCAGTGAAGTCTTTAAGTGCTTGTAAGTTATTTAAATTACCTTTAAAAGAATCAAAAGCTTCCGAAATTCGCTCAACCTTTTCAGGCTTAGCATTCTTTAACTCTTCCTTTACATTATCAAAAGGAGAATTAGGATTCTTATCGTAAAATTCTGATGGCTTTTTAAGTGGCACCTTTATTTCTACTCCATCTACAAGTATATTTATTCAGACTTATTTGGTGGTATTTGACCTTTGATTAATTTGGCAAGGTCTGCTGTGGAACCAACAAAAAGTGCATTATTAACAGTTGATGGTCCTTTTGCTACCGTCTCCTCATTAACATCCTTCAATTTCTTCTGAAGGTCTATTAATTTGTCAGTGGCATCAGAAACACTCTTAATTAACTGTCCAGCAACTTCATATGCTCTGGGCATTTCACTTTCTTGAGCAATTTCAAGAATCCCGTCAATTGCTTCTTGTCCTTTCTCTATTATACTATAAAGATTACCTCTTGTATACTCATAATCTCTAGTTATATCGTCTTTAGTAAGTCTATCAGGTTTCTCAGGTTTAACAACCTCAGTCTTTTCTTCTACTACTTCTACTTCAGGAGTAACATTAAAAGTCTTATCTAATCTGTCAAAATTTTCAGTCATGATTAAAAGGTAGATCCATCAAAACCAAAGTTATCTCCATCCTCAATGAATGGAGTATCTGCTGCTGTAATCTTCTTAACTTCTTCGCCTTTCAAATGAGAAGCAATTGTAGTTCCATCCTTACCTCTAGTAACTGTTAGTTGGTTACCAGAAACAGACCTTACTAACATTTCTTCAGAACCAATTACAATATAATCAGTAGCAGCAATCGTACCTATACTATCAACATCAAATACCTGAGCAGATAAATCAAGATCAGCACTTAATAATGTAGTCTCTGCATTAGGATTGTAACTCTTAACTGCACGAGGTACAACAGTATAAGAAACATTTCTTGTAGTATTGGTAGTATCTGTACCTGTAAGATAACCCAATGTAGCCTTCCTGATGATATCCTTGGTAGCAGACTGAACAGGACCGAATAGGTATGTCTTAGCAGTAAATCTTAGAGTATAAAGAAGAACTCGTCTTTGAGTAAAGTCTCCTTCATAATCATC